TCACTTAAATTTTCTCGATCCAGGGAATCCACCAAAAGGCAAAGTAATTGCAGTATTTAAAGTATCATTACTATTATTGCCTTGAAACCGTTTTTTACATCCGGTAAGAGTTTTTGAGCATACATCAAGTCTTTTCCAGTATGCTGGATGTTTAGTAGGGTCTTTATTGGCAGGAACTGAACGAACTGCTTCCCATATTTGAGTGTGCCCACCTCCTGTAGTTTTAACTTTAGCGTCTTTTGAATAAGGACCTGAGCTAGACCAAGTAGCAATACTAGTAATATTTCTAGTAATTAATTCATCTTTTTCGTTAAAAAATCTACCACTTCCGTTTAAAGCCCAGTTACATCCGCCTTCATTATTTAAAGTACCCCCTTGGTACCTCCAAACACAATATCTTCCAATTACAACTCTTCCCGGTACCTTTACGCCTTCTACGTCAATTGGACTAGCTAATTCAAATTCTACCATTATGCTATCTTCAGAAGCCACTTTATCTATAATGTAGGTTTGGCTTGGAAACTCCACAGGTGGCGCAGTTGGGTGCGAGTCTGTACTTTTAGAAGTATTTGAAAGTAAAGTTCTTCTATAGTCTATTCGAGTGTTAAGAAAGCTTTCATTTTTATAGAGCCCTTCGTCGACTAAAATAGAGTAAAGAGTCTCTTCGTCTCCGGTACCGTTTTCGTCATTTGAAATAGATCGAGTAAGAGTAGGAATATTTGCAATACGTAAAGAGGGGCGAGGACTAACTCCTGCACCATTAATCTCTACTCCTTCAATTGACACAGGAATTGCAAAGTACTCTTTTAGAGGGTACTTATTGTACGTAGGAGATTCGTCGTCGGTATCTAATGTTTTACTGGGAAAATAAATATTAGCAGTTCCATCATCTAGTCCGTTAAATATGTATACTTTTGCTCCGCTCGGTAAAGTTACATCAAATAACTCTACATAAGCGTCATCAATTTCTTGAAGTTGTACTGTATCAATTAAATCTGTCATGATTAAGGCTCGTAAACTCTTCTCAATTCGCAACTTAAGCTGTGATTAGTTGCTTGTCCGTAACTAATATTGTAGTCATCACAAACTACTTTAATTGTGCTCGTAGTAAGATTGCCCTGGCTAAACTTATCTGTAATCACAAAATCAAAATTCTTACCGGCCCTGTCATCCAAAAATCCAGCAATAAGGTTTATGTCTGCGGCATCTCTATTCTTAAAAGATATGCTAAACTGGTCTTGCTTTGTATTAATCCCGTCAAGTACTCTTTGCTCGTATCCATCGCCAAACTTTGCAGTAAGAACATTATGCTTGGATTTTCTTGAAAGCCCTCGATCTGCTACTGCTTCAAAGGCGCCAGAATTTACTCCTTTTATTGAAGTTACGTCGCTTGCAGGTATTGTAAAACTAAAAGTTGCCATTATGCTGCTCCATGCTTATTAAGGATTCCGCCTGCTCGCTTCTGATTGTGAAGCTCTTTCTGTACTGCGGCGGCAATAACTTGTCCAAGATTTTCACCCATTGCTCCGTTTGAAGAAGATTGTACCTGACCGTCAGTAGAGACATTTACAGTAACATTATTGTTTTGCATTCCTCCGTTACCTTTCATTTGTACAGGAATTGAATTCCCGTTTGGAAGAGGTACTACAGCTTCTCTACCGTGAAGCATTGCAAGGTGTCCTGAATTTGGGCCGTCTGCAATACCTCCTGTAGCATATCCGGATACCTTAGAACCATTATTCATGATTCCTCCGTTTTTGAATCCGAATAGGCTCATGGCTCCGCCAAGTATAGGACCAATTCCGGGTATCATGGAAGCAAGGCCACTAAGTAGGCCCCCTCCTCCAGCGCCGCCTCCAAAGAGATTTCCTATACTTCCGAACAAGTCTCCAAACATATTACCAAAGCTTCCGAGTAGATTATCAAAAATACCACTAAAACCTCCTTTAAAAGAATTAAATAGTTTACCTAAACTACCTCCTTCGCCAAAAAGATTTCCAAACATTTTTCCAAGGCTTCCGTCTTTTCCGAAAAGTTTCGAGAAGAATCCTTTTGTAGGCTCTGGTAAAGTTAATTTAGGTCCTGCTCCGTCCATTCCCATACCTGCAACATTACCTGGATCTGCAATACCATTTTCAATTGCTACTGCTCTACTAGTTTCAGGAATCGCTGCACGAACTTCTTCTAGTTCGGTTTCTTTCATTGCAGCATTAATTCCTTTCATAGTTTTACTGGCAAGAGTTTCTTCGGGCGACCCCGCGTCAGGTACTCCCGGCGTTGGGGGCGCAGGCGTAGGTTTTTGCTCACAGCACTCTAACTTTACTCGTGTGCTACTTAAAGCATTTTTTATTTCTTGTTTAAGTACCGCTGCTCCTGCAGTAATACCTGTTTTTGCTTGATTTTGAACGCCTGAGTTTGGATCATTTATAGCTGTTGTTATAGCATTTGCCATTTTTTGAGCATTAGTTTGCTTTCCAAAAGCTTTTGCTAAGGCATCCATTATAGGATCAACAATTAAAAACTGAGTAACTGCTTTTTGAACGGCCGTAAGAAGATCTCTACCAATTTGTCGCAACTGCTCTCCAAGACTTTCGCTCTTATCATAAAGGCTTGTAAACATTGCATTAATTGCATCGCCTAAACTCTTCTCAAAACTATCTACAGCACTTGCAAAGAGCTTATTAAAAGGCTGTTCTTGCTCTAGTTTTGCAGCAGCAAGTCGTACAGCACGCTCTAGCCCTTCTTGGGAAGCTTGAGCTTGAACATTTGCATTTTCTATCATTGCAGCTTTTTGCCCAGTTAGATCCATATTTGTCAAGCCAGAAATTGCATCATCTATTGCTGCAATATCTTGAGGGCTGAATAAACTAGGCTTCTCTCTCATTCTTGCTTTTAGCAGTTTTGCTTCTATCACGGACTGCTTATTTTTAGCTTCGAGAAGTTTAAACTCCATATCTATTTGATTAAGTTTATTTGCTAGTTCTATCTCTATGAACTCGCTTTCTATCGCTACTCTTTTTACTGCTTGGTCGTACTCAAACTGAGCTGCTGCTCTGCTTTCTCGTATAAAAGGGTTAGCTCCTGTTGTAGTATCAAAGACTTCTTTATCTTTGTCTCGGTCTAGTTGTGCTCTTGTTCTTGCGGTATCAAGCAAAGTTTTAGACGTCTTAATTGCAAAGTCTGCTGCTTGTTTTTCAAAGTTCATTATTTTGATAATGTTTTGAAGGCGCTCTTGCCCCTCAAATAAATCTTTATTTGTTTCTAAAAAGTTAAGCTCTTGCTGAATAAGTTTAAATTTAGCATCCTCTAAATCAATTCTAGCTTGCAAAAGTCCAAGCTGTCTTTGGACTTCTTCAGTTTCTAAAATTCCTTCGTTTTTCGCAAAAGAGAGCAGCCTTCCTTTTTCTCTAATTAAAAAGTTAGACTCGCTTTCTGCTTTCGCAAGCTTATCTTCCGATTTAAGTATATTTCCTTGAGCTTTAGAAATTTTAGCATAATTTCTAACACTTTCTGTCTGGAGTCTGAGACCCTCTCTCTTTTTAAGATTTTCATGGTTCGCAATTGCTAGCCCTAACTGTTGTTGATAAACTAGTCTTGCTTTTTCTTTTGCCTCTTCCTCTGTTAGATCTCTACTTCCCTGTATTGCTTTTAAAGTATCTAACTGAGCAGTAGCGGCTAGTCGTAGTTGATCTCCTTCTATTCTAGGGGCTAATTTATTTTGCATACTCGCAAAAGCCTGAGAAGTTGCGGTTGCTTGCTGCTGTAAAGTTGCTAAATTTCCTCCAAGATCTCGTGCGGCTTTTTCTCCATCAATAAGTCTTTGTGCCAAAGCTGCAAACTCTTCGTCTGTGAGTTTAATATTTCCAGCCCCGTAGTCTCTAAGAGTTGCTAAATCTTTTTCAAAATTCTGGAAAACTTCATAGTTTGCTATTCCTAGCTTTTTCATTTGGTTTGCAAAAAGATCTAACCCATCTACATTTTCTAACAATAACCTTTTGCTTGCCTCTAGCTCTTCTGATAATTTGAAGTTTGTTACTTCATTTCCTGTAAATCTTTCAATCATATTTGTGCCGTCCATTGTTAGTTTATTAAGGACTCTGGACACATTTCCCTTTACTACATCTTCACCAAAAATCATACTAGCAAAATCTAGGGCTTCTCCGGCAAAGCCTCCAAGATCATTCAAGTATTCTTTCGTTCCTTTATCTACGTCTGCAACATTCTTTTCAACTTCAGCAATTGCAGTAGGAAGTTGTTTTATATTGTTTAAAAAAGTTTCCGCAGTGCCGGGAGCAAATGTAGTAGATATTACATTTGCAAGAGCCTGTGCGCCTGTTCGAGTAGTTTCAAATTCATGTTTTGCAAAATCAAAAGAAACTTTCTGAATAGCAGTAAAATTTTCGTACTCAGCTGCTAAGCCAATAATTTTCTTTTGAGCTAAGTCGGCAGCTCTCGCAGCAACTTGAGCACGCCTTTCTTCGTCTGAAAGCTTTATATCTTCTTTAAAATACTCTGCAATAGATTTGTAGGCAACTGCTGCTATTCCTATAATTCCTACTAAACGAAACAACCCTGAGATTGCTCTTGTTACTTTAGCAAAACCAGCTTGAATACTAGACATAGTAGAAGCCCAAGTAGCTCTCATTCTAAGATTCATTCTTTCCCAGCGACTAGACTGCTGGTCCATTGCATTGTCCATTTCGTCTAAGGTTTTTTTGAAATTATTTAAAACTTCTTTATCTCTACCTGCAAATATGCCTTTTGTTATTTTTCCGCTTTTTGAATATTCTCGCTCAGCAGCCTTTAACGCTTTTCGTAGGTTAGCTTTATCTACTCCTATTAATTTTTCGCCTTTAGCTAAACGTTGTAGAATTTTACTCTTATTTTGACCTTCTGCTACCTCTTTCTTAGCTAAATCACTTAAACGACTGGCCTTAGCTTCTTTAGTATTAAGAAGTTGTTTTTCTTTCTTTTCTAAGTCTTCTAAAGAGGCGAGCTGTCTGTTTGCAGAATCTTCAGCGCTTTCAGCAATACTACCAAAACTAAGGCCCATTGCGCTCATAGGACCTGTTAGTAATAATCCGAAAGCTGCACCAGCTAGTAAAGGAGTATCTTTTAGTACTGTTGCCAAGGGCCCTGCTAAAGCAGATACTATTTCTTTTATATCATTTTGTATTTCATCAAAGGCCACTCCTAGCTGTGCAAACTCATTGGGGCTATTACCTACGACTTCTAAAATACGAGCATATTTTGACTCGGCCTGCCCTAGAACATCATTAGCAACTGCTTGGCTTTTTTGAAATTGTGTTAGAGAATTAACATCTAAATTAAGGGAACGGGCATATGCTTCTGTAGCGTCTTTTAATCTTAGAATAATGCCTAATTCGTCAAGCAATTCTGGTTCAGCTTTTGTAACGCCTCTTACTAAACGATTAAAAGAGTCTGTAACATCCCGCCCTAATATTTGAGAAGCATCTGCTGCTGCTGCGCCTAACCGCTTTAATTGATCTGCTGACAGGCCTGCGGCTGCACCGATTGCACCAGCTTGAGCAGCATCTTGAAAGGTAACTTGACTTCTAGTAGCTTCTTGAATATCCTTAGCGAGACTTCTCATTGCTATACCAGTAGAAGATGCGTAAGCCATTTGTCCTGCTTTAAGAGCTTCTAAATCCCCTGCTCTTTTTAGAAAGTTGAAAGCGGCGCTGATTGCAAATAGTTGTGCGGCTAAAGCAGCATAAACACCGACAAACCCGCCCATTCCCGCAGAAAATTTAGAAAAGTTTTTAGAGGCATTTGCAGATTGCTCGCCTACACCTTTTAGTCCTTTCTGAAATTTATCTCCAGACTTGGTAGTTTTCTTTTGAGCATCGTCAAGACCGTCTAGCTGTCCGCGCAATGCTTTAGCGTCGACAGTTGCTTTTGTCATCTTGCCGTTGACTTCAATATCTATTTGAATTTTCTTTGACATCAGCCTTGAATATTATGGGCGAGATTTTTTCCGCCGCTTTTAGCTCTACGCTCATCTGCTTTACGCTTCTCTTCTGCTTTCTTAGCACGAAAAGAAACTACTTCACCTTCATATATTTTCATTAAATATACTATTTCTTTTGGATTATCTATCTGGTATAAATTAAAAAAGTACTCTAATCCATGCCAGTGTTTTCCCATATATGTTCCGCTCATTCCCTCCCAGTAGTCTGGTAGTAAGCTGAACATAAAAAATGCCACTTGAACCTCCTCTGGAAAATCAGACGGCTCGAGCGGCATTTTGGCAGGGTCTGGCTCTTGACCTAATTGTTCACACAGAAGCAGATACTTATCTACATCTACGTTAGACTCTGACTCTTTTATGTAACGGGCTAGAAGAGTGCGTATTTCTTCTAGCTGGTCACTGTAAAATTTTCTAAGTCACCCACTGTATCGGTAACCCAAGAGTCAAATGTTGCAGAGTTTTTCATAAGAAGCTCTGCGTTTTCCTGAGTATAAGGAAGCTCATCTTCAGGGTCATAGGCCGAGACATCTACCAAAAGAAGCTCTTCTAGGTATGAAAACTTCAAGCCAGACCATGTTTTAATTACACCTTTACAGTATTCTACAAGAAATTTTTCTTCGTCTAATACCTCTTCGGGTTGTCGAGTTCGCTTATCGAATTTAGTTGTTACACATTTTTTACGTAACTTTAATAGTTCTTCTCGACCTAAGTAGCATAAGCTAACTTTCATGCCTGAGTATCCAGGAAAGTCGATAGAAACTGTTTTGCTAGGAGTCATAAGACTCGATAAAGAAATAGGT